GTTGATCAACTTGATGAAAAAATGAATCCTTTTACAAAAGTACTTAAAAAAAATAGAAAATTAATTAGTAATGATCATGTCACTACTCATAGAAATAACAAGTTTTATGTTATCATTGATGATGAGGAATTAAATGCTCTTAGTACAATGGATTCAGAAAGTATTTTTATCAGCTTGAAAAAGAATAAAGGTATAGGATATACAGAAAATGATCTTACAGCATACTTTAAAACTGCAAAAGATGCTAATCAATTTGTAAAGGATATAAAAGGTCCACGTTATAGTAATAACAGACAGTTTGATGTTGTTGGTGAATCAGTTAACGAAGCTACGTGGCCAGATGAAATGCCTCCAGAAACCCATCATAAAGATTGTGGTACCGAAGCTTGTTGCGGTGAATGTGTAGAAGAAACTGCAGACACAGATACTAATGAAGCTCTCAATATGTCACAAAGAATAAAAAGATCTAGGTTAATGAAACGCATGAAAGGGCGTATCATGGTTGGACGCAGAAGAGCTAAAAAGAAAATGGCTAATAAGGGAACTCTTGAAAAGAGATCAATGAGACAAGCTCGTAATGAATTGGCAAAAAAATTAACTCGTGGAGTTCCTAAAAGCGAATTGACATTTGCTAGAAAACAAGAAATTGAAAAAAGATTAGAAAAACCTGCATTACAACAAAGAATTAAAAGATTAGCAAAACGTAAATTTAAAGACGTTCGTAAAAAAGAAGTAGAAAGAAAAAAAGGTTAATGATTAACTCGTTCAAACATTATTTGATAGAGGAAGAAAAGACTGTGTACTTTACATTTGGTCGTATGAATCCTCCTACAACCGGTCATGAAAAATTAATGAATGAGTTGTCAAAAAAATCTGGTAACAATCCTTATAAAGTGTACTTATCACAAACAACTGATAAGAAAAAGAATCCATTAGATTTTAAATATAAAGTTAAAACTGTTCGTAAGTTTTTTCCGAAGCACGCAAGAAATATAATGTTAAATAAAAAAGTTAGAAGTGTTTTTGACGCAGCCACTGAAATGTATAATGATGGATTTAAAAACATAACAATGGTTGTTGGTTCTGATAGAATTAACGAATTTAGCACCTTGTTAAAAAAATATAATGGAGTTAAAAGTAGACATGGTCTATATAACTTCAATAAAATTAACGTTATTTCAGCCGGCGACAGAGACCCCGATGCAGACGATATTAGTGGTATGTCAGCATCTAAAATGAGATCATTAGCGAACGAAGGAGACTTCACACAATTCTCACAGGGGCTGCCACGAAATGTTTCAAATGCAGATGCAAAGAAAGTATATAATGAAGTGCGGCGTGGTATGGGACTAAAAGAACAAAAAGATTATTTTAATAAGTTACATTTCGAGCCTGTCTCTGAGAAAAGGGAGGCATATGTTCAAGGACACTTGTTCGATATTGGTGATCGTGTTACTGTCGTGGGCAGTGACGAGCTCGCTAGTGTTACCAGCCTTGGAAGCAATTATGTTATTGTGGAATCTAATGGTAAGCTATACAGAAAATGGCTTACTGATATAGAACTATTTGAAAAAACAAAATCAAGGCAAGACGCAGATATTAGTGACAAGCCAGGTACTCAACCGGCTGGTTATTATAAAGGCTTAAACAAAACAACTAAAGATAAAAGAGATTCACACTTTAAGAAACATGCTAAAATGTCTGATGATAATCCTGCTGCTTATAAAAAAGCTCCAGGTGATGCAACAGCAACGACAAAATTAAGTAAGCACACTATCAAATATAGAAAAATGTTTGGTGAAGATGCTGTAGAATTAACTAAGAAAAAAATAGAACGCGAAAAATTAGTCGATAAGATGAAACATGCTAGGATGATAGACCGCGCTAAAGTAAGAAAAATTAAAAACAGGAGTAAAGCAAATGCTTAAATTTTCAACTTACAATGAGCTTTTAGAAAATGAAGGACTCAAAGATAAAGCACAAAAGTCTGGTGTATCTGTAGGTACTTTGAAAAAAGTATATAATAGAGGTATGGCCGCTTGGAAGACTGGACATAGACCAGGAACAACACCACAGCAATGGGCTCATGCTAGAGTCAATTCGTACATTACAAAAGGCAAAGGCACATATCATGGTGCTGATAAAGATTTAAGAGCTGGTTACAATGAAGCAATCAATGCTCCTGTTCTTAAAACAAGCAAGAAGCACGATGTTAAACATGTTAAACAAGCAATCGGTATTGCATCTGACCCTCGATATGCAAAAGGTAATATGACTGGTGCCGTTAAAGCTATGAACAAAATATCGCCTGGTCTTCACAATCACCCTAAAGTTGCAGCAGTTCTTAGAAGACAAAATGAATCTAGTGTAAATGAAATATCAAAGAGAACACTTGGCGGATATATAAAGAAAGCGACAAGGGATGTATTTGATAAAGGTAGAGCAGATGCTACACAAGATATGATCGGTAAATTAGGTGGTAAACATAAGGATCAAGAATATAAGAAAGGTCCTGAAAGAAAAGCTGCTCAAAGAATAACAGGTATTGATCGAGCTACAAAGAGACTTATGCAAAAAGGTAAAAATGCCAGTGGTTTACGAAATAACGAAAGTGTAAAAACAGAAGCAATGTCTGATGCTGAAAAAAAAGCACACGACAAACAAATGGCAGACTTTAAAGCTAAAGGCGGCAAAGTTAAAAAGCTTAAGCCAGGTTATGCACAAGGTTGGACTGGTAAAGACGATTTAGGTACTGGACAACTAGGTATGATGTCAAAAGGTGATACTAAAGATTTTGGAACTTCTAAGAAAATCGGGAGTATGAAACGATGACTTTAACAAAAGCAATCAATGAAGTTTATAATTCAATACTTGATGAAGCAGTTAAGACTACCCATGCAGTTATTGACCCAGACGGCAATATATTAGGATTTACATCTAACGAAAAAGATGCTATTTTTATGAGTAAGAACAACCTTAGAAAAGTAAAAGGTAAAGTTGTTACTCTAAAAAAACCTATTCAAATGAATATGAGGGGTAGAGCAGGATTAGTAATTGGCCGACCTATAGCAAAGGACAAGTATACAGAAGAATTTGAGTTAGAAGAAGATCGTAAAGCTGGTAAATATAAAAAAGGTGAAATGATCGTTATGGGTCAATGGCCTAATCCAGACAAATGGGTATCAGAATATGTATTACCTAACATAGATAAAAAAGGTGTTCGCATATACGCAGATGGCCTATCATTTAAAATAGAAAAATTATAGGAAACTCTAATGAAAGATTTTTTTCAATTTCGACAAGATGTAAACGAAGCAAAATTTGCTGGCAGTAGCATTAAAATGTTTGGTCAAAAAGATCGTACAGTTAAAGAATTGTCTATGAAAAAGAAATGGAAAGCTGGAGTACAAAGAGCTTTAGTTGGACCAAGCACTAAGAAGAAACCTTTAATGTTTAGGACTATGGGTAAAGATGCAAAAGCTATGCAAAAGAAATCTGATACTTTAAGAGCTGTAGGTGATCAAGCAAAAAACAAATTAAATATTGCAACACATGTAGCAAATAAACTTAAAACAGAAGATACAAGTTTTAAAGTTTCTATTGCAGGTTTACCAGATTTGTATATGAACGATAAGACTCCTGGAGCACTATTACAAAAGTTACGTAAGATTATAAAGCAGCCATCATTAATTAGAGACGTTGATAGAATTGATAAAAATAAAGTAAAGAAAGCATATAGAGATAAAGCTCAAGGTAGAGAAGTTGCTGAAGACAATACTGTATTAGGTGATTATGGTACAACTAAGTCAGTTAAGATAATGAAAAAGACAACACCTGGTGAAAAAGAAGAAGGATACGCATCTATGGCTCAACAACGTGCGGTATGGGCTAATCGTAAAGACGGCGGTAAAGGGCATCCGGATAATAAAAATGGAAAAAAGAAATGAGTTTAGATAGATTTAAAACGTTTATTGAAGCTCGAGGCGCAGATTCTAAAGGACATTTTCGTTCTACTAAATCTGGTGCTGGCATGACTGCTAAAGGCGTAGCAGCTGTTAATAGAAAAACTGGTGGTGACTTAAAAACGGCAGTAACAGGAAAAGTTAAAGCTGGCAGCAAAGCTGCTGGTAGAAGAAAATCATTTTGCGCGCGTATGAGTGGAATGGCTGGTCCTATGAAAGACGATAAAGGCAGACCTACTCGTAAAGCAATGTCACTTAAGAGATGGAAATGTTAACTATGAAAAATTGGATTACAAAAAGAATTAAAGAAAGAACAAGTGCGGACGGTGCAGTATGTATTGGTCTAGGACTTATGATTTTGTTTTTAGCGCCATTAGCTAAGATTGCAGCAGGCATTGCAATTGCTTATGGAGCGTGGACTATTTGGAAAGGCGAATGATGTGTCAAAAACCTGACAGTTTAAAATGTCAAATTATTATACATGTTAATTATTTGACAGTGAATAAATATATATATGGACAAAGATCTCATAAGACAAATTGTGATGGAGTATAAGATGGCAAAATCTGAACTCATGGAATCTTCACAGACAAATGCAACTAGGCTTGATCGTATAGAGCAAAAAATAGATAAGCTAGCAGACGCTATGATCTCTTTAGCAAGAGCAGAGGAGAAAATTTTGGCGTTGCAAGACGATCATGATAATACAAGAGAAAGATTAAACAAATTATCTGTTAAACTAGATGATATACAAAAGGCAGTTGACGATAACGCAAGAACTGTAAGTGTTATAAATAAAGTGGTATACGCAGCAATGGTTGCTGCAGTAGGAGCCTATGTGGCCCACATGTGGATGTAAAGGAGAAATCAATGTTCAGCAAGAATCCATTCAATATACATAGGGGCAATAACGAGGCCCTAAAAGAAGACCCAGCACACTATGCTAGGATTGCAAAAAATAATGACGCTAAGCAGGCTGAAAAAGACAAGCTTGATGGTGGTAAAGACAAAGCACGAAGAGATAAAGCTCTAAAAAATATTGCAAAAGCAAAACCTGTATATGCAAGAGGCGATAAAGGCTTTGCTTCAAATATCGGTGTTAGAGAAGATACATACGTAATTCCGGAAAGTATTCCAGCAAATGAGAGAACAGCTTTTCATGGTGCCGCAGCAGGCGCTGCTAAATCTGGTAAAACATCTTTTAGTTTCTCTGGTAAAAAATATCCAGTAACAATGAATAAAGGAATTGCTAATAATATAGCAGACCAAAAAGAATCAGTAGGTAAAACTGCAGGTGATCACGGTTATTATCATTTACAAAAAGCAAAAGATCTTGCTAAGAAAGATGGTCATGACTATGATAAATTACCTCAGTATGATAGAACTCATGATAAGCATAAAGATCATTACGATTCAAGAGCAAAAAAAGAATCAGTGCAAAAAGAATCAAGGCATTTTGTAAGCAATATTAGAGAAAAGTTATTGTCCATATATGAGAACAATAAAACTGCTCATTATAAAAAAGCTGGAAAAGCAGAAACTATGGATGATCAACTTAAAGGCGGTGGCGCTAAGCAGATGAAAGCTGATCTTACAGGCGGCGATCCTAAAGTTGCTGATATGGAAAAGCAATCTCATATTGACGCAGCAAAAGCAGGTAGAGTTGGACCAGGTAAAAAATCTAGAACTAATGACAAAAAAGATGGTGATACCAAAATTATTCCATCAGCTACTCCAGTTAAAGATCCAACAGGGAAGATACAAACTATGGAATCAAAAGAGCTTCCGCATCAAGAAGCAATAGATGATCATAGATCTCAAGGACGTGAACATAAAGACAATCGCTTTGAAAATCCTAAAACTTCAGGTAAGCACCATATGAATGCTTATCATGCCCATATGGATGCTGCAGATCATCTAGAATCTGGAAACCTAAAACAAGCTAAAGCTTCTGCAGAGAAAGCTGTTTTGCATGCTAAAAACGCAAAAGCTGCTGGTGGGGAAGATCATGTAGGTGAAACTGCTAATATTTTAAAAAAGCACCATTCAGCAAAAACAGAAGATTATGGTATATCAGGTAATAAAATATCTAGTAGTTTATTAGACGCTATTGCAATGGTTGAAGATATGGACAAAGTTCATACTGTTGACATTGATCATACAACCGGTGAAGTTGGCAGCCATGAAAAAAAGCATGGTATTACTTTAAAGAAAAATGGAAGCACTAGTTCATCTTCTTTAGCAACTGATGCAACTGGTACTAAAGCTAATTTACAAAAATATTTGAAAAAACACTATGATGGTGATCATAAAGAAATGCACCCTGAAATTTATAAGTAAAAAGGAAATAATATGCAAGCACCAAATTATCAAAGAGATGCTATTCCAACCCCTCAGGGTTGGAGGCATCCTAGAACTGGAGAGCTCTTAGTTGCTCGAAAAATATCTGAAGCTGCAATTAACGAATACTTAGGTGTTGCACCTAAGCCACAAATGTTAAAAGAAGCTCCTACTAATTTTCAAGAAGCTAAAGTCGAACTTATGACTGAAGACAATTTACCTAGTGAATACGAAAGTATGTCAAAGGTTAAACTGGAAGCAGTTGGCAGACAACACGGTGTTGAACTGGATAGAAGAAAATCAAAGGCAACATTAATACAAGAACTAAAAGAAATAACATAAAACATTAATATATAATTTTATAATGATATTTAAAGAACTAACTGATAAGAACTTATTTCTATACGCTGCTAGACACTATAGGAATCCTAAGTTCGCTGACATAGATGAGTTTTATGAAGACTTAAAAAGATTTAAGTATGTAAAACGATTGTTAAATCGCTATCTTGAAACAGATGATTTACCTTATCGTTTACTATTAAATCATTTTATAGTCATCTTTAACATGTTTGGAAGTGAAGCTGCTTGTAATATGTTAGACTTAAAGCTTGAGCATAAGCATTGGCCTGTAGTTAAACCTTTTTTGATTTTTTTAAATTATATTCGTAATGATCAATATACTGGAATAGTTATGGATCCATACGTTATAGACAAGTTAAGGAAGATTTAATGGGAATATTAAAAGGAGCAGTTGATACAGTATATGCATTTCGTTTTGTAAGAATGATGGTCATGGACTGGAAAAGCTGGGATGCATATAAAGAAGGTCTTATTGATGAAAACGGTAAGAGAAATAAGGACGTGAATATTGACACGGATGACAAAAAGTCTGCTTATACTCCTTTCGTTCGCCTTGTGGCTAACATCAAAAGGCTCGTCGCAAAACTTCCAGGAGGTGGAAGTAAACTCGGATCTTTTGCGTCAGCGCTTTATCTCGTTAAAGAAAAGGCAAATATCAGTGAAAAAGGATTAAAAGATATTTGTGAGAAATGTAATATAGACATATTAGATTTTTTAAATGAAAATAATCAATGGTTTCTATTAGATAATAAACAACTGTCACCAGGTATGTATAGAGTACAAAATTCTAAACTATTGAATAAATCATGTAGCGAATTGGTGTGGGCTAAAGATCAAGTAAGAATAAAAGAAGAGTGCTATCCTATAGGAGATGTTTTTGGTATAGACATATATGAAGCAACTCATATAAAAACTAATCAAAGCATTTTTGTAACTGCTGGAGAATTAATACGATGAGATATGCAGGAAGAGCTAAAGGCCAAAAGATAATACCATATACACACGCAGTTGTACAACCAAATGCACCTAAGTCTCGATATATATTAAGTTTTCACAGTAGTGAAAAAAAAGCAAAAGAATATGTGGATAAGTATTCAAAACATGTTCCTGGTGGATTATCTGTAATTAAAAAGGCAGGTAAGAGCGCAAAGACAGATTATTTTAGTGAAGAAGTAGATCCTATGTTACAAGAAAATCTTTGGGACAACATTCGTAAACGTAGAGCTTCTGGAAAAAAGATGCGTAAAAAAGGTGAAAAAGGCGCGCCTACACAGGATGCTATAAAATCTGCACAAGGCAAAACTGAAGACATGACATCTACTGCTTCAATACCAAACCCAGCTACAACAGCAATGGGACCTCGTATTAAGACAACCACTATGCACGATAAGCGTAGAAAAAAAGATCAATTTCCAGTATTATTAAAAAGATTTAGAAAATATATAGAAGATCATGGCTAGGCTATATCTTTTAATATTCATTATCGGCATAATCGGTGTAGTAGGTTATGGCGCTAAATACTATTACGACACAACACAAAATAGAATAGCTATTCTTACAAAGAATAACACTACACTAAAAGTGGCTATTGAAACATCTGAGAAAAGTATTAATAGTTTAAAAACTAATATAGCTAAGATGGCAGGTTTAAATAAAGTATTACAACAAGATCTGCAAAAAGCAGAATCTTATGGAGATGAATTAAGATCTAAATTGAGTAAATTAGATTTAGTAGTTGAAGCTTTAAAAGATTCAAAAGTTTTAGAAGGAAAAATGAATGGCTCAAGTTATACATTATGGCAAGGTATTATGCAAGAAACTGGTAATACTAACAAGTCTGATAAGCCTAGCTGGTTGCAGCGGTCTAAGGATGGAACCGGAGATAAAGACGGTAACAAAAATAGAACAAATAACAATACCAGTAGTAGCAAGACCGAAGCCATTAAACCTAAGTGACACAAGAGTATTTGTAGTCACAGAAGATAACTATGAAGAGTTTGTAAAAGACTTTAAAGAAGTTTATGGCGAATTGGCTTATGTTGCATTAAGCATGAAAGATTATGAAAACTTAGCAATAAATATTGCAGATATAAGAAGGTACTTAAATCAACAAAAACAAATTATAGCATATTATGAAAAGGCAGTTAAACCTAAAGAGGAGAAAAAATAATGGACTATATTTTAGACTTAGCAATACAATTTTGGCCTATGGCTACATTTATTATATTAGTGATTATAGGTTTTATTATTAATATGTTTGATAAGAAAATAGATAATATAATAAATTTTAAATACAATGATTATCCAGAAATGAAACCAATTAAGATCGCAACAAAAGGTAAAGGCTTTTGGGGTGCAATATTATTATGGTCATTTGGATCAAGACATTGGGAAGTAACTAAAGACTTTAAGTATTCTTTGAATGGTCAAAGTTTTGTAATACCAGCAGGATTTAAATTTGATGGCGCAAGTGTACCAAAATTCTTAGGTCAGTTTTTATCACCTGTTGGAGTATTATTGATAGGTGGTTTGATTCATGACTATGGATATAAGTACGAAACACTATTAATAAATAAACATAGTAAGTTAACTTTAGGTGTTAAGTCACAGAAATGGATGGACGAAACATTTAGAGATATTAATATTGAAGTCAACGGATTCTACTTATTGAATTATCTTGCTTATTGGGCATTGAGAATAGGTGGATTTGTTGCATGGAATAAACATAGAAAAGTAAATGCCCAAATAGGAGATTAGTATGAAAGTAGGCGAACAAATAATATTAGCAGCTAAAAAACAAGCTGAAGGTGAAGTAGAAATTCACAAAGCAAATATAGAAGTATATAGAACTATGCCAGCTGGCATAGGTGAACACAGCGATGTAACACAAGCAGTAATGACTGAATTAGATAAAATGGCTGCAGCATATGATAGAATTGAAATGATTGAAAAATTCTTTTCAAAAAATGATGATTAATTCCTTTACAAAAGCAGTTTTTTAATATATAATAGATATAACAATCACAAAAGATAAGAGGATAAGAGATGCAACAATTCGTTGACACAAGGAATTTTTTGTCTCAAACTAAGTTCTACGAAGGCTATTCGCGTTATAAAGACGCTGAAGGCAGATATGAATCTTGGGACGAGGCAGTAGATCGTGTAATAGATATGCACGAACAACATTATATAGTTAATAATAATAGATTACAACCATTTGTAGAAGAAGCTCGCTCAGCGTATAAAGAACAAAGAGTTCTAGGCGCACAACGTGCTTTACAATTTGGTGGTGATCAATTAATGAAACATCAAATGAGAATGTATAACTGTACATCTTCATATGTTAATAGACCGGAATTTTTTGGCGAGGTATTTTATATCTTGTTATGTGGTGCTGGTGCAGGTTTCTCTGTACAAAAACATCATATTAAAAAATTACCGAAACTTCAAAATAGAACTAAGCAAGCGAAAGGTTATATAGTTGAAGACTCAATAGAAGGTTGGGCTTCAGCATTAGACATATTAATGTCATCTTTCTTTGTAGGTGGGGGCAAATACCCAGAATACGAAGGAAGAAGAGTATACTTTGATTTATCGCAAATAAGACCTAAAGGCTCTAAAATATCTGGTGGATTTAAAGCACCAGGGCCAGCTGGTTTACGTAAATCACTTGATAAAATAGAACACTTACTTCAAGGTATTGTATTAGATTCCAAAGAACCACTTCCAATAAAGCCTATAAACGCGTATGATATTACTATGCACGCAGCAGATGCAGTATTATCAGGTGGCGTAAGAAGGTCAGCTACCATTTGTCTTTTTTCTCCAGATGATGAAGAGATGATGAAAGCAAAAACTGGTAATTGGTTTATGGATAATCCACAAAGAGGCAGGTCAAATAACTCTGCAGTTATTGTAAGAGATAAGACCACCCCTGAAGAGTTTGGCAAGATTATGGAATCTGTCAAGCAATTTGGAGAACCAGGATTCGTCTTCGTTGAATCTACAGAACATACTACAAATCCATGTGTGGAAATTGGTATGTATCCTCAGATCAATGGTAAGTCAGGTTGGCAAGGTTGCAACCTAACTGAAATTAACGGAGGGAAATGCAATACCGAGGAGGACTTTTATAAGGCATGCCGAGCAGCGTCCATCCTCGGTACCCTACAAGCTGGGTACACAGACTTTAAATTTTTAACTGACACATCAAAAAAGATTTTCGAAAGAGAAGCTTTACTTGGAGTATCAATTACTGGTTGGATGAATAATCCAGATATTCTTTTCGATGCAGAGATACTTGAAAAAGGTGCAAATATTGTTAAAGAAGTTAATAAAGAAGTTGCAGCTATTATTAAAATTAACCCTGCAGCAAGAACAACTTGTGTAAAACCAAGTGGTAATGCTTCAGTATTATTACAAACTGCTTCTGGTATTCACGCTGAGCATTCACCTATGTATATTCGTAATGTACAAATGAATAAAGAATCAGAAATAACACAAGCTATTATGAAGCAAAATCCTTATATGGTAGAAGAATCAGTTTGGTCATCTACTGGTACAGATGTTGTTATTTCATTTCCAATATTACCTAAAAAAGGTTCTATGTATAAAGATGATTTATTAGGTATTAAACATTTAGAACTCGTTAAGAAAGCTCAAAAGCATTGGGTTGAAACAGGAACTAATGAAGAACTTTGTGCTGATAAGGGTATTAGACATAACGTATCGAATACTATTATTGTAGACGACTGGGATAATGTAGAAAAATACGTATATGAAAATCGTGGTGCCTTTGCTGGTATTTCATTCTTAGCAATGACTGGTGATAAAGATTATAACCAGGCTCCAAACACTGGTGTGATCGATGCTAAAACTATGGTTAAGAAATACGGTGATGCTTCAATCTTTGCTTCTGGTTTAGTTGTTGATGCTCTTAAAGTATATCCAAATCTATGGGATGCATGTTCAACTGCTCAAGGTTTTGGTTTAGACTTATCAGTCGAATCTTCAGAAAACTCTGCTAGAAAAGATTGGGTACGTAGATTTGAAAACTTTGCAGATAATTATTGTGACGGCGATCGCAAAGTATCTGAAGGTTGTTTAAAAGATGCTTATCTATTACATAAGTGGAAAAAAATTCAATCAAACTTAAAACAGATTGATTGGAAAGAAGATATAACAGAAAAGAAGTATACAGATGTTGATACCCTCGCAGCGGCTGCATGTGCAGGCGGTGAATGTGAAATCGATTTCTAAGATAATTTCACCATGCGTAAGCATATGCAAAGTAGAAAATAAAGTGTGTATTGGATGTGGAAGAACTACTCAGGAAATAGCTGAGTGGTTCAAAGCATCTGACAGAAGAAAGAGAGAGATCATTGAAGGATTATCAAATAGAGTGTGAAGAATGTTATGAAACATCATACGTTGCAACTGAAGAACAACCATTATATTGCCCTATGTGCGGAAGAAGAACAGAGTCAGAAGAGGTAGATAAACCTAAATAATATTATGTGGTATTATAATGACAAGCTTTATGAAGCAACACCAGAAGAATTTCAAGGATTCGTTTATGAAATCACAGAACTCGACACCAACAAAAAGTATATTGGAAAGAAGAATTTCTGGAAACCTAAGACTCTCCCCATTACTAAAAAACGTAAGAGACGAGTACGAACGCGTGCAGAGTCTGACTGGAAACAGTATTACGGTTCGTCCAATGAAGTATGCAAACTTGTGGAAGAACGCGGTACCGAAAAGTTTAAAAGAGTAATACTAAAACTCTGTAAAACAAAGGGTGATATGTCATACTATGAAGCAAAGCTTCAATTTGATAATAACGTATTATTAAATAATGAATATTTTAATAATTTTATTGGTTGTAAGATACATTCAAAACATTTAACATGTTAATAACAAACTTTAAAATAAGTGCATTTTTTAGTGTACATTTGCTTAAAAGTATGGTATAATATAATTATAAAATGAAACAAACGGAGAAGTTTATTATGGAAAATACTAAAAACAAAATTGAATATATCACTGAAATAACATTTGATAACGGAATTGATCTTGCAGGTTTCGGTAAGACCGAAGACGAATCAATCAATTCTGCTCTATCGTTGTTTCCATATACTACAAATATACGTACTTATACTTTATCGGACTTAGCTTCTTTAAAGACTTATAAGTTACCACAACATCACACTGCTAATGAGTTAGTGTAATGGAAAATAATAAATCAAACATCGTCAACTTTAAAAAGAAAGTTGATGAAAAATTTAAAAAAGAGAACGAAGTGATTCTTACTTTGGACGATGATGAAGGTACAGAATTCGTGTTCGAAATGGATTTGGAAGATGAAGACCTATAACGAAGTGGAATTATTAAAACTGCAATTAGCAGAAGAAACTAAAGAAAAATATCTTTTGTATAAAAGAATTAAGGAGCTTAACGAAAAAATTGAAAAGTATGAAAATAAAACTAATTAACATGTTATGTTTGTTTTCCTTTACTTTTAGACGAAACTATGGTATAATATAATTATAAAATGAAAAAAGCGGAGAATACCAAATGCAATTTAAAAAACAAATCAAAGACATTCAATTCGATGATGATGGCGTATCAGAAGCTATCGTCATGGCCTCAGCTGCTGGTTGGTATGTGGGTAAGATAGATAATTCCGAAGGATTTATCCAGCCCTGGAATAGGTACAGCGATTATTTCGCCACGCCTGAGGAGGCACAAAAGGAACTAGACATATATGCCTAGTCCTTCAGAAATACAATCAATGCTACCACTATATTTTCAACTGCTTTTTTTCGCAGTAGCTGCAGCATTGATTGTAGGTGTATTTTTTTCTATAGTTGGTTGGTTCTTTCGTAATGCAATTGTGATTATGATTATCGTTGCGATATTGTTTGCCATCAACTATGGATATATTGATTTAAATAAATTATTTGGAGCCGTTAACTATGACAATGCATCTATTACCAGTCTATTACAACGATAATAGTACCAAAAAGAAAAAGCCTTTTCGCAAACCAGGTTGGTTAAAAGCTCAAGCTGAACATGATAAATGGTTAAAAGCTCGAGGTGTTCATCCGGATCAATTAAAGAATAAAGATAAAGATGTCGGAATTAAAGCTCCTAATTATAAAGAGCTTTCACGTTCTCTACCAACAAGCAATCACATAGGTCGTGTAGCTGGTAAGTCCAAAACAAATGCGTACACTGGTACATTCATAACAGGTATTGCTACAATGCATAAATCAAATATGGTACCTGTAAGCAAAAACACAGATCCTAAAGAATACGCAACAATGCGTAGAAACTAATTAACATGTTCACAACAAACTTTAAAATAAGTGAAATTAACTGTGTACATTTGCTTAAAAGCATGGTATAATAGTACTATAAAATAAACCTAAGCGGAGAATTATATGTACGAAATAACATTAAATATATCAACAAATTTATCAATGATAAATGAATTTGCAAAATCTCACGGATGTACTGTAAAATCTACATCACTTCACTCATACCTCTTTAAATCTGAATCATTTGATATGTTACACGAACTTGCTGAATCATACTTACAATATGATCCTACTGATAAAATAAAATTTAATTAACAAGTTCACAACAAAAAGGTGTACATTTACCTAAAAGCATGGTATAATATAAGTATAAAATTAAAAAGGGAGTTTAATTTATGGTTAATTTAAATAGAATGATAAATGATTTAGAAATGCTATCGTCATCAGAGCAAGATAAATTTGCTCAAATGCTATTAAATAGAAATGGCGGATTAGCTGCAGCTATATCAACTAAAATTAACATTGCTCATCAAGATAAGTATTATACTGATAGTCCGGAAATGAAAGAATCTCTAGTGTCTAGAGGCCATGCACAATGAAGAACCCTATTGCAAAATATCTAATGTGCGCATATGCTTACTATGAACTTAATACTAATCTAATAACTGATACTGAGTTCGATCAACTTGCAAAAAATATACTTGCAAATTATGATAATATAGATCATATGCATAAGCACTTAGTAACTAAAAAAGATTTAGATGCTGGTACATATTTAGGTAAATACCCAAATATGGTTATAGGCGCAACACGTAATTACATGAAAACAAATAACATATAAATGGGAGTTTAATATGGGATTGAAGAAAATACAAACAAAGAAATTAAAAAAGAAAACCATAAGATCTAGAGCAAGAACTGGTCTTGCTGGTGTTCCAATTGAAAAAGGTTTTGATGCAGTAAAAGATTACTTCCATATGGAAGTTGATAAAAAAGATTGTATAAATCAAGTTCGAACTTGGGTTAAGAAAAACTTTAACAAAACTGATGCTAAATACATTCTAATTAATCCAGAGTGGAAGTTCACATTTTCTCATCATGGCGCAATTGCGTTTTGGGATATCAATGATTTTGAAAAAACAGAAATAACAAATGAATATCTAAATAGTCTACTTAGAAGAATGTCTAAGTTTGTAGAAGAAGGCAAAATTCTATACAAAGAAAAACAAATGTCTGATAAAGATAAAGGCAATGTGATTACTTTGTCACCACAGGATAAATTAGTACGTAAGATACAGAATACTATAATGCAAGAATTACTTGAACTAGAAGACATGTGGATTGACGGTGAGGAAACTTCTATTAACATATACGATAGATTCAAGTACCATGGCTTAACAAATACTGCAATCAGTCACGTTAAGCCAATGATTGAGGGGTGGCTTCTTGATTATGAAGATGCATATCATAAAAGATGTGATCAGGCGGTCGAAGGTTACTCCCACCTAAAACGGCCAGCCCTCAATCAAAGAATTAAAACGTGTCAATTGATGTTAGATGATCTTGAAAGAATAAGATCAGCAACTAAAGCTTCTCGTACAATTAATATTAAGAAGCCTACATCAGCTGATAAACAGGTTGCTAAGATACAATACAAAAAAGAAGATAATGATTTTAAAATTGTATCGTTACATCCTATACAAATTATTGGAAAAACAAGACTATATATTTTCAATACAAAATACAGAGAGATGTGTTATTATGAAACAGCAGCTCCTCGCGGTTTTGAAACATCTGGTACTAGTATTAAAAACTTTGATAAAGAATCAAGTTTCAAAATCAAATTTAGAAAGCCATTAGAATTCTTTCCTATTATTCTTACAAAGAATTTTAAACAAATAACAAAGTTTCTAGAAGATAACGCAAAGTCTTCAAAACGTAAAGAAGCTAATGGCAGAATCAACAAAGATACAATTTTATTAAGGGTTTTAGACCAATGAAAATAGAAGAACAATTTTTAACAAAGTCTAAATTTACGAAGCTTATCGAAAATGTCGTAGCAGAACTTAGGATTCCATATATGGATGCAATAATAAAGGTCTGTGAAACTAACAATATTGAATTAGAAGATATTAAAAAATTCATATCGCCAGTTATTAAAGATAAGCTTGAAGCAGAGGCAATGGAACTAAACTATTTACCTAGGAAAAACACCATTGACTCATCACTATTCAACTAAAATACTGTGTATATATAGTATTATATTTCAGTTTATATTTCAGCAATACAATAAGGAGACAATATAATGTCATTCGAAACACTAAAACGCAATCGCGGATCTAATATCAATAAAATTATCAAAGCAGCAGAAGCTACTAACAGTGGTGAGACTAAGTCATATGTTGATGATAGAGTATGGAAACCAACTGTAGATAAAGCAGGTAATGGTTATGCTGTAGTCAGGTTTTTGCCTGGTACAGAAGATAGCCTTCCATTTGTAAGATATTGGGATCACGGTTTTAAAGGCCCTACTGGTCAATGGTATATTGAAAACTCATTAACTTCAATAGGTCAACCAGATCCTGTAGGTGAACTTAATTCTAGACTATGGAATTCAGGTATCGAATCTGATAAAGATAGAGCTAGAACTCAAAAGAGAAGATTACACTATGTAACTAATATATATGTAGTAAATGATCCATCTGCACCTCAAAACGAAGGTAAGGTATTTCTATATAAATTTGGTAAGAAAATCTTTGATAAGATTTACGATCAAATGAATCCAGCTTTTGCTGACGAAACACCAATCGATCCATTCGATATGTGGGAAGGCGCTGATTTTAAACTCAAGATCAGAAATGTTGAAGGTTATAGAAACTATGACAAATCTGAATTTGGTTCTGCTGCAGCACTATTAAATGCAGAAGAAGACAAATTAGAAGAAGTCTATGGTAATCTTAATAATCTTAATGAGTTTACTGATCCTAAAAACTACAAAACATATGATGAACTTAAAGCTAAATTGATGAGAGTTCTAGGTGAAGAATCAAATACTGGTGCTTACACTGTAAAAGAAGAAATTAAAATAAATGAACCAGTCGCGGCTTATGAGCCAGTAACTGCTGAAACTATCAGTAGTGAAGATGAAGATACTTTATCATATTTCTCTAAACTTGCAAAGCAAGATTAAATAACTTAAGTTAACCCATACTGGTCCTGCAAGTCTATTGCAGAACCAGATATGAGTGCTGTTTGATTGTTATTAACAGTTTTTGAACTATAATTTTCAGAATTAATTTTATTTCCAGTATTAATAGTACCTATTCCACCATCGCCTACACCTGACATATTGTACATATTATTTTTTAATTTTTGATTATAATTATTTCTTGGTGCTTTAATTGGACTTATTAATCCTATTGTCGAGCCAATATCTTGAAATTGACCATTATTCATTCCAGTGCCAAGATTAGAAACTTTTCTTGTAATGTAGTTAGGTGATTTGATTTGATTTTGTTGGCTTTCGGACATAGTACTTCTGCCCATAAGAAATTCTGCTAACGCATTTCCAGCTAGATTTGGAGCAAACGTAGCTAATGCACCTCCAGCAATTCCACCTACTATTGCACCACCTGGTCCAACTGTCATACCTCCAATACCTGCTCCTATTATACCAAGTACTGTTTCATTCATAAGAGGCCCTAATATAGCACCTACTTTTTGTTTCTTAACTTCTTCAGAGTCACTTGAACTTAATATGCCCATAACTTCATTTCCAGCAAAAGCAGCACTTATCATCGCAAGAGGAGCAATGCCTTTAATTCCACTTAAAAATCCTTTACTTCCGAATAATCTTG